TGTCTGACAATCGTTTTTCTAAACTGTCTAAATTATTTTTATGTCCCAGTGCTTCTGCTTCTGTGTCATAGAATGTTTGAGGTTTACGAGGTTGTTCTCCAATCTCATTGATTGCCGCACAAATATCCTCGTGATCTTTTTTAATTTTGTCAAGATATGTAGTAGCTTCTTCAACATGTTTGATAGAAGACGCAGTCATTTCTTCATGTTTATGATCGTGTAATTCTTGTTCACATGCAGGACATTGCTTACTGCTTAATTTTTCTAATTCATTTAGATATTTGTTCAAGGTCTTTTCGCCTTGAATAGCCGCCGACTCAAGAGTAGCCTTTTGTTTTCTAAGTCCTGTTAGTTTAGAATCGTTATCGAGCCATGTTTTTAATTCAGCATGTACTGCCAATTCGTTTTCAATGTCAACTTCAGTCAGTGTATGAATACTATTAAGTAAAGAAGTTAGGTCGGCTTCCTTTTTATTTTCCCATGCAGAACTTTTGATAGTTAAACTATCAATACTTTTTTGTACATTTTCATTAGCGGCCTTAATACCTTCTATTTTAAATTGTTCAGCGGTAATAAAATCTTTAATTTCTTTGACCTGTACTTTGAGTGCTTCTGCCTTTTCACTTAATAGAGTAATGCCCAACAACTGTTCAATGACTTCTCGTTGATCAGCGGCTTTCATGCTAAGGAACGGTTCAGTATAGGTGTTTAGTGCAACCAAATGCTTGAACATAGTATGGGACATTTCCAACATCTGTTCAATGGCTTTTTGTGTTTCCCTGCTATCACCTTGACTATCATCTTCGGATTCGTCAGTTTTTAATTCGTTGTCATTAACAAACAATTTAAGAATGTTAGGTTTGCGACCCCGTTCGATACGGAACTTACTGCCACCTTTTTCAAATTCAACAGTAACTAACATGCCTTTGGCATTGGTTTTGTTGATTAAATTTTCCTTGCGAATATTAGTCAACGCCTGACCATATAGCGCATAGCTCAACGCATTGATAATGGTAGTTTTACCAGTACCGTTTCTAGATCCTGTGTCATCTCCACCTAGGTCGTGATTACTTCCTAGTACTAAAGTTAGATGTTCCTTATCAAAATCAACAGCCTGCGTCTGTTGCCCCACACTCATGAAGTTTTTTACAGTTAAGTTATTAAGTCGAAATGCCATATTGCCTCATTAAATTATCTTTCCAAGGTAACATTCTAAGATTGTTAACCTGTGCCGCCTCTTGCGGGGTTAAGCCTTTTTCAAAACATTCTTTGATAGGAGTTATGTGGTCTAGTTGCCAACCATCTTTAACACCGCAAATCGTTCTAGGATAACCATTAGGATTAATTACATCTTTATATTCTTGGTACACCTTCTGACTTAGTCCATGCACTTGTCTAGCATATTTTTTATATTCAGGAGTTGCTGGATTACGCATCTTTCTTGAACCGACACCTTTTGCGGCAACATTTGCGGTGCGTTGTTGACAAGTATGCGAACAATATTTTTTTGTTTGTGAAGGGATAACAGTGAAACTAGTATTACAATCTTTTCCTATACAAGTTCGAATCACTTTTCGTATTTTATTAGGACTAGGTTTTCCTTTTTTAGCACCATGTATAATTACTCCTAATTGTTTTCTTTTTCTATATACAGTTCCGGCACATATTTTTAATGTTTTTCCAACCTCTTCTGCTGTAAGTGTTGGATTACATATTAGAGTTATTTCGTCATTAGTATAATGTCTAGCAAGTTTCATAGATTCTCCTAAAAATATATTTACCATATAACTGTAATCTTTTTTATTTTAAACATTAAAGGTTATTATAAATTTCTAAAAGGGTTGCTTTATCAAATTGATCAGACTCAATACTGACCAATTGTTCTGTAACAATTTGATCAACACTTTCAAATTTTGCATCTGGGTTATCGTCAATGGTTCCGTCAAGATTTGTTTTATCCTGTATCAGACTTATTTCACGGATATCATGTTTTTTAGTAAATTCTTCTTTTAAGAAATTGGCTTCTTCGTAGCTGATATCGATATCCAAGTTGACTTTGAAATGCATTTTGCCCTTCATAACAGTTTCTTCTTGGTCGATTAGATCGCTTAGTTTAATAACTCGATACTTAGGACAGTTAGGCCAGTTAATAAACTCTGGCTTGCCTCCCCATTCTAATATCATCATGCCACGATCATCATCCCACGAATCTGCAAAGTTGTGGGGGAACGCATTGCCTATATACCAAATCTTATCTTTATTTTGACGCTTGTGGAAATGCCCACTAAACACATAGTCTTGATGTTTGAAATGTGCCGCCTGTAGTTCACCGTGATCTGGCATTTGTACCATGGCATTCATATAGAATAAGGGCAGTTCAAAATGCCCAAACATATATTTGCTTTTAGTTTGACTGATAGTTTTCCATTCTTCGCCAACAAGCCACGGAACTAGGGTGACATCATCAAGAGTTGTTACACTTTCTACGACAGTGACTCCTGGAATATGACGACCAAAGGCCGAGGAATGAATGTCACGCTTGTCCTTGTAAAACAAATCATGGTTGCCAGGAAACCAAAAGAACTTTTCAAAAGCCGCTCCTAGTTTCTCCAGGCATCTAAGACTACTATCTAAAGTAAACAGATTAAGACTGTTTCGATTGTGACTCCAATCGCCAAGGAATATGCAAGTTTCACACCCTTGCTCCTTGGCGGTTGAAATAAACCAGTCTACAAATTCTTCACAATCTTTTAAATGAGTTGTGGAATTTGATTTTAATCCAAAATGTATATCTGTAAAACACGCTACCTTTTTAAACAAGGGCATAAATTATTCTCCTATTAAAAGTGTAGCAGGCAAATAATTAAATGTCAAGGTTTAATTTCTTCATCTTCCGCCACTTCGTCTTCGATGTCGATATCTTCACTCTTTGGCATACGCATATTTTTATATAGCTCGGCCTGGCGAGCAATTTCTTCTGCATATTCTTGGCTGTTTTGACGAGTAAGACTTGGTGTTAATCCAGCCTCTTCTAATAGATCATCTCGAATATTTTGACTTTTCTTTTCGATATTAAGAATACGAGTAAAGCTGTTAGTGACAGCCGCTGTATAGTAGGCAAATGGATTTTCTGATTTGCTTTCGTCGAACTGTAGGCCAATTTGACTTAGCTGTAGAATAGCCTGCCCGCGCATTTCATCTATATAGGTATACCCGCGCCAATTGCTACGCTGTGCATATCGTTCGCTGAGTTTGATAAACATGCGACCTAGATTTTCTGTAATGCGTCCGTGATCTTTGCTAAAAGACCCTGTATCTATAGGACCTTTCCAATGACTTTTACCTACGCAGACAAGAGAATCTGGATTAGCATCGTCATATTTCCAATGTTGGAACGGAGGAAAGTTTACTTTCTCATAACTATCAGCTTTGGTCTTGGTGGTTTTCTTTCGTCCGGGTGCTAACGGTATATGATCAAATGTCATAACTCTAATAACAACTTCGGTTTTACCTATAGTTTTATAGTCTGGAGTACATTCGGCTAGTTTAATTTTTTTATCACCGGCTACTCTTGCGGTACCGAATGCAATTAATCCTAGTCTTTTAGCCCTGTTACGCTTGGCTTCAGCGATGGTACGAACATTTATTTTACTAACATCTGGCAAAATTAAATCATATTGCATGTATTCTGGTTTAACAAAACTAGAATATGAACATTTTGAACGATGTATTTCTGCTAATAAATCTCTGTTGTTTAAGTACTTCACCTTTCGGGTAGTTGGTATGATGGTCATCTTATTATTATTTTTCCTTAGTTTTGATTATAGCACGGAAATTGGCTTTGTCAACCATTGTATTAAGTACGCATTTTATTTAGCGGGTAAATACAGTACTAAGGAACGATATGGCAGACTCACCAATTAACACAGATCAATCAGCGGCTGCTAGTGCGGCTAAGATGGCCTCCGCTACAATCATTGACAATTCAAATAGTTTTGTTGGTGCGGGGTTAGCATCTAGTGCAAATAATTTAATTGCACAATCGGCCAATACCTTTAATAGTTTTTTTAGTCCGTTGACTAAGCTAGCTCAAAAGGTAGTAGGAGTACCTAAAGGTGCCCAGCCTGCCCAACCACAGGCCGCAGTTGTTAATGTAAAAGATTCAAAGGGCAATGTCATTAATCAAGACCTTCGGGTAAAAATTCGTGTACCTAATGATTACTTGGTAAAATATACTGTAGGTGGTAACGGAGAATTAGGTCCGGATAAAATAGGGGGTATTATATTTCCCTATACACCACAAATAAGTTACGAACACAAAGCAGATTATGGTAATCTGTCTCCTATGCATTCTAACTACACACAATATTTTTATCAAAGAAGTTCAGTTGGGCAGTTTAGTATCACTGGAAAATTTACAGTACAGAATGAAAAAGATGCGGCAGTCTACTTGGCCACAATGCATCTTTTACGGGCATTGACTAAAATGAGATTTGGAACTGATGCTGACCGAGGTGCACCACCTCCTGTTTGCAGATTAGATGCCTATGGCGATTACATGTTATCTAATGTTCCTGTTGCAATTACCAGTTTTAAAAATGACCTACCAGATAGTGTTGATTTTTTCACTATTGGTAAAGATAATAAATCTGGTTATGCATCATTGTATGGACTAGCATCTGTTCCTACTTTATCAACTATATCTATAACCTGTATTCCAATGTACAGTAGAGCTGAACAACAAACATTCTCAGTAAATGGATGGTTGAACAACAGTGCAATTAGAAAATCAGGATTTCTATAATGACTTCATACAGTAAAACAAGTCCCTATTACACAACCAGTCAGTCTAACGGATACTTAGATGTTATTAATTTTGTAGATATTCCATCACAGACTGATGATATACTTTTTCAAATTACCAATAATTATCAAAATAGGCCAGACCTGTTGGCCTATGACCTTTATGGTGATGTAGGACTATGGTGGGTGTTTTCAGTAAGAAATAAATCAACTATTAAAGATCCGATCTTTGATATGACCGCTGGTACAAAAATTTATCTTCCTAAGTTATCTACAATTAATGCCGCGTTAGGAAACTAATATGGCCGATTCAATTAACATCGAATATAAGACCACAGGTACAAATAGTTCTCCCGAAGTTGTACAGCAGGCTATACCAAATCCGTTAAACAAATATAGATCTTATACCTATAATTTTACTCTTTCGGCTGTTAGAAAAAATGATGCAGGCATTCCTGAAAATTGGAGAAAAAGTGCTAGCGATCTTATAATTTTACAATCAGGTGGCAAGGGTAATAATAAAATCACAAACAATGTTGCTGGAATTACTCAACAAGTTGCAGTAAATGTAACACGCAAAGAATCAAATAAAGTAACAACATCTACAGAGACTGTAAATTATCTTGATACCTCTGGTACAGATTTAGTAAACAGTTTTAATAAAAACAGTCCCGGCAGATTTGACATGTTTATTGACAATGTTGAAATTGACACACTGATGGGATTTGATGAAAAAGGTGGTACTACACTACCTAACAAAATATCATTTGAAGTTTTAGAACCTTATAGCATTAACGGATTCATGGAAGCAATGCAGGTAGCCGCGGTGGCCGCAGGCTATCCTTCGTATGTGCAGGCAAGTTTTCTATTAAAAATGGATTTTATAGGCTATCCTGATTCTCAAGTATTCCCTGATCCTGAGTATGTGCCAAAATCTACACGATATTTTTTATTTGCGTTTAATGCTGTTGATGTTGAAATAACAGAAAAAGGAACTAGATATCGATGCAGGGGTGTACCATTTAATGAAAAAGGATTTGGTCAACCTAACCTATTGAAAAAGGCTCTAAAGATGGAAGGGTCAACTGTCGGTAGCATGTTAAAAAACTTTATCGATGGAATAAATGATTCAGTAAAGACTGCTGATGATGCAGGTAAAAATCCAACAGATGCTAAAAATCATGATCAGTATGCTATAAAATTTTTAGATTGGGATCAATCAGCAGGGTTTAAAGAAAAACCAGACGGCACTGAGATTTCAAATAGTAAAATTGTGGAGTTATTAAGGGACAATGCAGTCTATGGCTTTCCTGATCCTGGAGAATCAACATCTACTACAGTTACCTATGTGTCCGGACAAACAGTTGCACAATTTGCAGAAGGCGCAAATATTCACGAATGTATTGCTTCTGTAATTCGTGATAGCGAGTACACTAGAAACATTTTAAAACAACTAGGAAAATCAGGATATCCTGATGACTATGGATTTGTTAATTATTTTCTTATCAGACTGGAAATAGAAAATTTATCAGAAATTGATGATGTGTCTAAAAAGCCTTTTCAGAAATTTACCTATGTGGTAAGTCCTTATAAGGTACATTATACAAAAATACCTAACTATGGGTCGCAACAAATTGATACTAGTAAGATAAAACAGATTAGTAATAAAGAATACAACTACATCTATACAGGAAAAAATGTTGATGTACTAAATTTTAAATTAAATTTTAATAGTCTTTATTTTGAAGCTGTACCAGCAGCCATGGGAAATAATGATTCCCCAAGTTCTCGAAACTCTGCCGCAAGAGACAATGCGATTGAAGCAAAGGCCGCCGCTGAAAATATAGATGCTATAAAGAAATCATCAAACGGAGTAGCTACTACTAGAGTTACAGTTGAAGCAACTAAAATTCGTCCAGAAAGTGGCGGCAAAGCTGGTCAGGTATTAGACGATCCGTATGCTGTAATGGCAATTAACATGCACGAAGCTATTGTTAATTCTAAAGCCAGTATGCTGTCCGGAGAATTAGAAATTGTAGGAGATCCATTTTATTTGGTAACAGGCGGAATTGGTAGTTATGTACCAACTCCAGAAGGTCGTGGAAAGACTACCGACGGTGAAGCTGATTTTTGTTTCGGCGAAGTTATTATTACCGTTAATTTTAGAAACCCTTCAGACATCGATCCTAATACAGGTAGTTTAATTTTTGATCCAAAGCTGGTACCATTTAGTGGAGTCTACAGAGTTACTAAAGTAAACAGTATGTTTAAAGATGGAACATTTAAACAACGACTACAGGTGTTAAGAATACCAGGGCAGATTCTTGATGATAATGTTCAACCAAGTAACCCTGCTAGCAAATTAATTACAAGTCCTAATCCTGCAGATCAATTTGTTGTAGATACAACATTGGCCACAGCACCGTCTGCTAGATTATCTGAAGCCAATGCTCTAACTTTATTAGGTAGAGGATTACCTAGTCCCGGTCTTCCGGGTGCTTTGAGTAATTTTACTTCGGCATTAGGTGGCCTCGGCGGAACAGTAAACTCTTTGTTAACTCAAGTAAGTGGAGCAGTACAAACTGGAATAGGACAGCTTACTGCGGCCGCTAGTGTATATGGAACTCAAATCTCATCTGCCATTAGATTACAAACATCAGGATTGGCAAATTTATCATCTCCGTCAAATCTAAGTTCTGCAGGCGCAGTAGATCAAGCGGCTAACACGCTACAAAATGCTTTACCGTTAAACAATGCTACTGCGGCCGTGGCGGCATCTGTGGGGGTTACATCTGCTGTAGTTTCTCAAGCTGTTAATTTAGGATCAGCAGGTCAAATTAATAATATTGGAAATTCTGTAGCAGAACTAACACAAAGTGCATCAGACATTAATGCAGTTGCTAGTAAATTAGGATTCGATCCTTCTCAATTGTCGGGTCTAAGCGCATCGTTAAAGAGTAAAATACTAGCGCAGGCTACCGCAGTTGCTAATCAAATACCCGGCGATGTAGATTTAACTTTGGCACAGAGTCGAGGACTGGTATTAGATTATATTCCTGCTAATAAATTAGCCAACCTTCCTGCTACTGCTCCAGATGCTACTGCTCCATCACCTATGATTGATCAAGCATATCTACAAAGCATTAAAGCTGGCGGTGTAAAAGCACTGGCCAACGCCTATGGAGTTTCAAGTATTGCAAATATTCCCGGAGGTGAATTGCCTACTAGTGAAATACAATCCTTAGTAGGCAATTCTGCCAATACATTATTGGGATTAAACTTACCAGGTGTTGATTCAAATTTACTACAAACTAAATTGTCATCTGTACAATCTCAGTTATCAGGAATCACAGGAGCAATTGGCTCTGTAGAATCAAATGCAAGTTCTATAAGCGGCCTAGTAAATGGCTCATTAAATAACGCTACAAATCTAGCTTCTTCAGTTAGTAGTAAATTTGGTAGTGCTTCTCAAAGTACAAGTCCTTTAACTAAATTAATGTCAGGATAAAAATGGGTTTTGAAAAACGAATTAGAGCAAATTTACCTACACCGGGGCCGTTTTTGGCCGAGGTAACAAATCTTTTAGATCCTATGTTTCAAGGAGCTATGGAAGTTGCTTTGATCAAAGGCATACCTAATTCTACGGGTGTTCAGAACGAAACTTTTGTAGTAAAATATCTAAGTCCTTTTTACGGAGTAACTTCTGCACGATACGAAGGTAATAACAGTAGTGACTTTAACGATGTACAAAAAAGTTATGGTATGTGGATGGTACCCCCAGACATCGGCACAGTGGTCATGGTTATCTTTGTTGACGGAGATCCTAACCAAGGATATTGGTTTGGCTGTGTACAAGATGCTTTTCAAAATCATATGGTTCCGGGCATTGCGGCCAGTAAACAAACCAACATAACCAACGAGCAACGACAAAAATACGGAACTGATTTCTTGCCTGTTGCTGAATTTCACAAAGCCAGTAACAAATTAGATAATCTAGATGTTAGTAAAAAAGCTAAACCTGTTCATCCTTTTGCAGATCGATTATTAGGTCAAGGACTACTGTTAGATACAATTCGTGGAGTTACTTCAAGTAGTGCTCGACGAGAACATCCATCTAGTGTATTTGGTATTAGCACGCCTGGACCTTTAGACAAAAGTGCCGGCGCCAAAAAAGGTGAGATAGGTTATAAAGTCAAAAGACAAGTACCAGTAAGTCGTTTAGGCGGCTCAACCTTTGTTATGGACGACGGTGATGAAAATGGACAAAATGAACTAGTTAGAATAAGAACTAGAACTGGGCATCAAATTCTGATGCACAACACTAATGATTTAATCTACATTGCTAACAGTCAAGGAACTGCTTGGATTGAACTTACATCTAATGGCAAGATAGATATCTATGCCGCAGACTCTGTTAGTATTCACAGTGAAGCAGATTTTAACTTTCGTGCAGACCGAGACATTAATTTAGAAGCTGGGCGAAATCTTAACATAAATGTTAACAACAATATGAATACCAATGTTGTTAATGCCTATAATGTTTTATCTGGTGGAGATAGTAAACAAAGTTATGTGGGATCGTTTAATCTACTTGCTGGTGCCGATCTTAAGATGCAGTCCGGAGGAATTTTTAATCAAAGTAGTGGCAGCGAAATGCGCCTTACTTCTGCAGGTAATTTAAATGTAGGTTCTAACGGTAATATTGTTGTTACTGGTGCAAGAGTTGATGTTAATGGGGTTGCGGCAACACCTGCGGCCGCTCCTGACATTCCTACTCCTCTTGAAAAATTTACACTGCCCAATAGAAGTCCGAGTGCTGGCTGGGCCAACGGTAATTTCTTTAAGGGCAGTGATATTATCAGTATCATGCAACGAGTACCTACACATGAACCATGGGATCATCATGAAAGTGTTGATCCACAAAAGTTCTCATCTGCTGGTACTGATGTACAGGTTAATCAATCAGCTGATGCTCCGTCAAATCCTACAGCCCCGGCTGGAAATACACCTGTAAATTCTAATCCTGTTGCAGTGCCCGCGTCAAAGAGTGCATCCTCAAATGAAGCATACTGTCAAGCAATCTTTATTGCGGCAGGAGTTACAGACCCTGTTAAGCTAGCGGCCTGGATGTCTCAATGTAAACAAGAAAGCGGTGGTTTCATATATCTCAAAGAGATAGCTAGCGGTTCTGATTACGAAGGTCGTAGGGATCTCGGAAATACACAACCGGGCGACGGGGTTAAGTATAAGGGTCGTGGATTTATTCAATGTACTGGTAAAGATAATTATGCTTCTATGAGCAAATATTTTAATCAAGATTTTATAAATCACCCTGAACTAGTTGAACAATTAGAATGGGCCGCAAAATCAGTAATTTGGTTCTTTAATGTTTATAAAATGAGCAGAACCAAGAATGTAGACTGGAGCAATGTAGTAACAGTTACTCATATTGTTAACGGTGGTGAAAGAGGGTTAGCCAACAGGCAGAAATATTTTGCTGAATACCTGGATAAATTTAAAACAAATGGAATACAACCTGCTGGATATCTAGGTTCAGGAAGTGGTGGTATTGTAGTTGACGGAACTGGAAACCCGGTAAAATCGGGACAATAAATACATCATGCCATACAAAAACATTGAACTTAGTAATGCAAAATCCGTAGCTCAGCAAGCGCCAAAAACCAGCCATTTTTACAAAGGTTTTAGTTCGCTGAGTAATACTAACTCGGGATCTCGTCTTTACGATTTTCAATTAATACAACAAGACATTATAAATCATTTTAATACTCGTAAAGGTGAGCGAGTAATGAATCCTAATTTTGGTAGCATCATATGGGATTTAATCATGGAGCCTATGACAGATGATGTAAGACAGGCTCTTAAAGATGATATTAATGCTATCTGCACATTCGATCCTCGAGTAACACCCATTCAAATGGATTTAACAGAATACGAAAAGGGTTATCTTTTAGAGTTGACTTTGTTATTAAACGGCACCGACCAATCTTCAAACTTAAAATTGACATTCGATCAAGAAGTTGGCCTAAGTGTACAATAATATACTGAGTTTATTCTAGCAATAAATACGGTATAGAATAAAAATATGACAATTCCATCAACAAATTCAAAACTACTAGTTGCAGAAGATTGGAAAAAGATATATCAATCTTTTCCAAATGCAGATTTTCAAAGCTACGACTTTGAAACTCTGCGCCGCATAATGATAACTTATCTTCAGACTAATTACCCTGAAGATTTTAATGATTTTATTGACAGTAGTGAATATATTGCCCTAGTTGATCTAATTGCATTCCTAGGACAAAATTTAAGTTTTCGTATTGATCTAAATGCTCGCGAAAACTTTTTAGAAACAGCACAACGCCGTGATAGTATTTTGCGTCTTGCACAGTTAATCAGCTATGTGCCGACTCGTAATGTACCTGCTAACGGTTTACTAAAAATCACATCAATCTCTACTACAGACAACGTCATTGATTCAAATGGTGTTAATCTTGCCAATATATCAGTTGCATGGAATGATCCTACAAATACCAACTGGTATAATCAATTTTTAACTATTTTTAATTCTACATTATCTGGCAAAACTGTATTTGGTAAACCAAATGACAGAAACACAATTAACGGAATTTTAAGCGAACAATATAAGTTAAACAGCGCAAACACAGATGTGCCTGTATACAGTTTCTTGAAAAATGTAAATGGTACAAGTATGAATTTTGAAATTGTATCAGCAAGTTTTTCAGGACAGCCAAACATATATGAAGAACCCCCAGCACCTGGTAATAGATTTTCTGTAATCTATCAAAATGATAACCAAGGCTCGGGTAGTTCAAACACTGGATTCTTCTGTCATTTTAAACAAGGATCATTGGGACTATCAAATTTTAATATTTCTTCGCCAGTGCCTAATGAAATTATTGGAGTAAACACACCTAACATTAATGACACTGATGTATGGTTGTGGCAATTAGATACCAACGGTAACTATGCTAATCTATGGACCAAGGTACCTGCTATAACAGGTAACAACATAATATATAACAGCTTGGGCAACAGTATTAGAAATGTCTATAGTGTTACAAGTCGTGATCAAGATCAAATTGACTTAAACTTTGCCGACGGCAATTTCGGTAATCTTCCATCGGGTAATTTTAGTCTATTCTACAGACAGAGTAACGGCTTAACCTATACAATTAAGCCAGACCAAATGTCTGGAATTACTATTGAAGTACCTTATGTTAATAAATTAGGACAAGGTCAAACTTTAAGATTGACAATGTCTTTACAGTATACTGTTAACAATAGTGCATCGACTGAATCTAATACCAGCATACAAAACAAAGCACCGCAAGCGTTCTACAGTCAAAATAGAATGGTTACAGGTGAGGACTACAACATTGTTCCTTTAACAATCAGCAGTGATATTTTAAAAGTTAAAAGTATCAACAGAATTTCTAGTGGTCTTAGCAAGTACTTTGACCTAAGCGATGTTAGCGGAAAATATTCTAGTACCAACATATTTGCCAATGACGGTATTGTTTACAAGAATAACCAAGAGCAAAGTTTTAATTTTGAAGTTGTTAATAAAAATCAAGTATATTCTGTTATCAAACAACAAGTAGAACCATTGATTGCCAACAACGCCATGAGATCGTTTTACTTTGATCAATATTCTCGTCCTAGCCTAGACGGATTAAATTATACATGGGTGCTGGTTAATAAAACTGCTGGTCAAAGCAGAGGTTATTTTACCTACAACAAAACTTCACCAGTATCAGTTGGCACATTCTCGTCAAATAATCTACAATATATAACACCGGGTGCATTGGTTAAATTCCTTCCCCCGGCAGGTAGCTACTTTGATAAGAATAATTTAATTAAGAAACTGCCTGCTTCTGGAAATATTCCTGCAAACGGACAACGCTATGTTTGGTCAACTGTTATACAGGTTATCGGTGACGGATCAAATTCTGGTAAAGGTCTTCTTGATGACGGAACAGGACCTGTTATTTTTAGTGATATCATTGACCAATCGGCAATACCTTCACAGATCATTCCTTTATTTGTAAACTCTTATTCTTATTCGTTTGAAACTAACCTAGTAAACCTATGCTTAAATCAAAGAAACTTTGGACTAGCATTTAGTCAACTAACTAGAAAGTGGACCATTATTCAGGATGTGGATTTAGATTTAGTTAATCCATTTAGTTTAGACTATCAAGGTAACTTATCTGGTGCAAACTTAGATGCCAGTTGGTTGGTTGCATTTACATGGACAGGCGTAGACTATAAAGTACGCTATAGATTTACTGATTACATATTTGAAAGCGAACAACAAACAGCATTCTTTGTTGATAACACCAGCAAGAATTATGATTTTACTACAGACTCTGTGATACAAGACACAATCACAGTATTGTCTATTAATCCTGCTAGTACATCTACATCGTTAGCATTGGGATTAGATTATAAATGGCAAATTGATAGCTCTATTGTTGAGTCTGATGGTTATGTAGAGCCTACAAAAGTCAAAGTTAGTTTTTATGATGTAAACAATTCAGGACAAGTTCGAGATCCAGATACATTTAATGTTATTGTATCTCCTTCATCAACGAGCACAGTTACTTACTTTAACGACAAGTTTGTTTATTTTCAAAGACTAGCTGACGGTCACCGATATCAATTAGTTGACGGTAATATGTTTACTGCTTTCCCAACTCCTGCAGATGCAGAAAAATATATTTCTGCACACCCAGGTATAGTTTCTTCTGGTGATTTATTCTACTTCTACGATCCTGCTTACAACATTGTAAACAGTTATGATCCTAGCCTACAGTATACGACAGGTGTGTGGGTTTATGGAGATGCAGAATCTAAGTATTTTGCATATCCAGGAAGAGCTGATTTAAAATTCCAGTATGTACACAACAGCAGTCAAGATTATCGAATTGATCCTAGCAAGAGTAACATTGTTGATGTATATGTTCTAACAACAGGCTACGATACTGATTATAGAAATTGGGTAGCAACTGGCGTGGGCACAGAACCAATGCCGCCTACTAGTCAAAGTCTTGATAATAATTATTCTGCATCTTTGAATTCAGTAAGAACAATCAGCGATGAAATAATTTTTCAACCTGTAGTTTATAGACCATTGTTTGGCGCACAAGCAGATTTAAATCTGCAGGCAACCTTTAAGGTAGTAAGAAATCCAACAGTAACTATCAGCGACAATGATATTGCTACTCAAGTACTTTCTGCAATCAACGAATTCTTTGCATTAGAAAACTGGGACTTTGGTCAAAGTTTTTACTTTAGTGAGTTATCAACTTATGTTATGAACTTGCTAACTCCTAATATCACAAACTTTGTTATTGTTCCTAAATCAACAAACAGTTCATTTGGAAGTTTGTATGAAGTTGCTTGTCAATCAAATGAAATTTTCATCAGTTGTGCTCAAATAACAGATATTCAAGTTATTGAGGCAATCACAGCTAGTCAAATAAAGACTACTGCAACAATCGTTACCAGTAGCGGAAGTTAAACATGGCCAATAAAAAAATTAGTTCAGTTAATCTATTACCAGAATTTTTACAAACTGATAAAAATGCTAAATTTCTCTACGGTACTTTAGATCAACTGATACAACCTCCACAGCTAGAACGCATTGAAGGTTACATTGGAACAACATCAACACCTACATACAATGCATCTACTGATGTTTATATCTCAGAATCGTTACCTTTAAGAAGAGATTATCAATTAGAACCTGCATTAGTTGTTAAAGATAGTTCTAACAATGTTCAAGATGTAGTTGCATTAGATGATTTAGTAAATGAAATCTCAATCAAAGGAGGTAATACTTCTAACCTTGATAGATTATTTAGATCAGAATTCTATTCTTATGATCCTCGCATCGACTGGGATAAGCTGATTAATTACCAAGATTATTATTGGTTGACCACAGGTCCTAACACAGTTGTTATTGAAGGTCAATTAAAAGACACCACCAGCACATATCTTGTTCGTGACAGCGAACTAGGGTCTGCTTTTATTTTTACACCTGACGGATTAACTAGCGATCCTTACATAACTCTTTATAGAGGTAACACATATCACTTTGATGTAAATTCAGCTCATAAGTTTTTTGTTAAAACTGCTCCATCGATTGGTTTAGAAGATTTATACAATATAGGAGTTACCAATAACGGAATTTCTACAGGTACTATAACATTGGTTGTTGATAACAACACTCCCGATACATTATTTTACATCAGTGGAGATCAACAACTTACCCAAGGTCAATTTATAATTAAAACTGTAGATCAAAATAGTTTTATTGATGTTGAAGCAGACATCATTGGTAAGAAAAATTATGTATCTGGAACAGGTATTGCACTTTCAAATGGAATGAAAATAAAATTTGCAGGGCAAGTAACTCCAGCATCTTATCAAAATATAGAATTCTTTGTTGAAGGAGTAGGTACTTCGATAAAATTGGTCGACTACAATACGCTATTGACTCCGGAAAGTATTGCATCTACATATGATGAAAATTTTGATGCAAATCCGTTTGACGATTATCCATTTGATAATTTCAAATCATTACCGTTAACACCTGAATACATTACGATCAATCGTGCTAGCCGTGATTTAAATCCTTGGTCAAGATATAACCGTTGGGTTCATAAAGATATTATCGCTATCAGTGCTACAGCCAACGATGAAATTCCTTCTTATCCATCAGATAAAAGAGCACAGCGTCCTATTATAGAATTTAATGCAGATTTAAAATTATATAATTATGGAACAGTTGCTATCAACAACATTGACCTAATAGACAATCTAACAAAAGATGCTTTTAAAAATGTTGAAGGATCGGCTGGATACTATGTCGATGGTGTATTATTAGAGCACGGTCATAGAGTAGTATTCAATGCCGATACAGATTCATCTGTTAGAGGTAATGTATATCAAGTCAATTATATCTTTGTTAATAATGTTCCTAGACTACAATTATTAGTAGCAGAAACTCCAGCAGTTGATGCAGTGACCAGTGTTAATTTAGGAAACAACTATCAAGGAACTGCATGGTGGTATAACGGTGACTCTTGGAAATTTGCTCAACAGCACACAGTTTTAAATACTGCTCCTTTATTTGATTTATTTGATGATCAAGGTATCAGTTATTCAGATACAAATTATTATCTAAGTAATTTTGCAGGTAACAAACTATTTGGTTATGCTGTTGGTACAGGTACTCCTGATGCAGTATTAGGATTTTCTTTAAAATATCAAAACAGTGTCGGTGTTGGCAGTTATCTATTTGACAATTATTTCATGACTGACAGTATCTTGATAACATCGGGTACTGCGGTCGATACTGTTCCTACTTCATTAAGTTATTGTAAACTTGGCGATCAATATGTTAATGTTTGGCAAACCGCTGAACCATATGCAATGCCTTTGTTGACTGCAATCGACGGTTCAAAGTATTACGAGCCACCATTGGGTCTTACTAATAATCCATTAAACGGCCCTATTGCTTCTTTTACTTTCTCTGAACTACAAGATCATTTACAGTCAATGATCAAACGAACAACAAGTTTTGCAGGAGAATTTCCAGGCGACAGCAATATTCGAGATATTGGTGACTTATCAAAATACGGAACTAGATTAATTTCAAATGCCAACCCTATGCCTTTTGCACAATTATTTGTGGGCAAAAAAGAACATAGCGTTATTGATGCAATTACAAAAGTTGCTAATCAATATAATCAATTTAAACTGGCTCTACTGTCTAAATTATCTCAATTGACAAATCAAACTGATCCAGTGTCTGCACTTGATCAGGCAATGTTAGAAATAAATCAAGATAAGGATGTGGCATCTCCTTATTATCTGTCAGATATGATAGCCTACGGTACTGATAAAACTGTAAGATCATTTACAGTTACTGATGTACGAAATGTATACTATCCTATGTCAACAGGATTTGATCTTAGTGCTTTAAATCTACAAAGTGTATTGGTATATCTAAATGGAACACAATT